GGGATACAATGAGGACCACTCGGGCGTTTTTGACTCTCTACGTGAGGTAAAAGAATTCGTTGAAGAAAGGCTTCCCAATTTTCATATTTACAGAAGCGATATTAGAGACGTGGAAGCATGAATGAAAAAGAAATGATGTCGGCGATTTACGAATATGCATATCTCAACGATACCCGCGAGAACGCAGTTTATGTTTTTACCGATGCCGAGCAGAGACGGTTTAGTCGAGCTATCAAAAAGTGCTATCAAAGGATATGGAAGCTCTCAAGAGTTAACTCAGATGAAGAAGTGTTTCAGAAGATTTACGGTGAATGAAATGAAGATGCTTCTTGATTGGTTCGCTCAACAAATGAAGTTGAAAAAATTCAAAACATGGCGCTGTAAAAACAAGTGTTGTAGAGCCGTTCTATGGCTTGAGTCCGACTCTACCATAGAGGAGATTGTTCAAGGGCAAGGAGGCGTTACCCTGATGCGATACGCCCATATTCCCGAAGAAGATTGCCCGGTTTGTGAAAGTAAAAGAAGGGCTGCGAGGGGATTTGAACCATGAGCTGTATATGCGAGCTCGTCGGCATGAAAATCTGTTTGAAGTGCTTGAACGAAATGATACCGAAATACGAATTATGCGGTTATGTGTGGGTGAGGGTGTGAAGTTCTTCTGTAAATATTGCGGCATTGAATGGGATTTGAAAACCTTTGAAGGCATTCTTGAAGTTCAAGCTACTCAATGCTATGTTACCCTCAAGGGTGTTAGTCATCATCTCAAAGTCAGATGGCCGCGAGGTGAAATTGATGAGGAAGACTGAGCGCAGAACCCGACAGAATATTACCACGGTCTCACTTCTTGAAACATGGGAAATCAAACAGAACATGATGCGCGAGGGGGGTAACTTTTCCCGCTTCGTCAGAAACTGTTTGAGGGAGTGGGCACGGTACGAACAAGAGATAGTATGCCTACGCGCCACTACCGACCGGGAGCTTCTATGCTTCCCGCGTGATGCGCGTTTATGTGTTGAGTGTTGGCCCGGCGGGCCCCCGAGTAGTTGGGGTTGGATGAACTACATGGGTCGAACTGATGAGGGCGACTATGAACTCCATGACCAAGAGACATCACACAGAGGCGACCACGTGTGGATTCAAGCTAAGGCAAAGGAAGCGAGCGCGTTAGGCTCAGACAATTGGACGGTTGAGGGCCTTTCATGGCGAGGTCGCCCGCCCCGTGCTCGGGCAGAGAAACAGAAAAAACACCCGTTTCAATGGATTACCGGCCTTCTTAGGCGTAAGAAATAGTGAAAGTGACCCGTCAAGTAGGGGGTAAACGGTCACGGTTCGTAGCCGCCGCCGAAATCGGGTAGGTTCCGACCTAGGAGCGCCTCTAGAAGGTCTATACTCCCCCATAGCGGCCCGCGAGTTGTCGCTCCCCCCACGATAGACACCCGACGCGCTCCTTCCTCTATCGAAGCTCGGATAATCGTCCCTTCCGCTACGGCGTGTTCTAGCTGCGAGCGAAAATCCTCGACTAGGTTGATGCCTTCCTCTAAGGCAGGCGGAATGTAGGTGAACCCGATCCATGCCGCAGCGGCGGACAGAATGAGTAGCATAGTCGTATTATCGTTAATCAGTCGGACCAACGGGTCGGCCACCCTGTTTATCTGATAGGCCATAGCTATGTCGCGTATGATTTCCCGTTCGGATTCTTGAAACTCGATACGGTGAATTATCACTTGGTCGGCGGGTGACTTAGGCATTCAGGGTTTCACCAAGTCCATCCCTTGCAATATGACTGTGAAAAAGTTCGCCGAGGCGAGATAGGGCCAACATATCACTTGATGATAGGGGGGGATAATCCAATGAACCCCTTGATAGGCCTTCGCCGCTTCATTGTGATAGACATTTCCGGGGGCTTCAGGAGAGTGAGCGCCGCCCGCGAGAGTGCCCGTCAGCAATTGGACTCCTTGACCGTCTCCGGCAATAGTTGTCGTGCCGTTAGCGACGAAATCCGGCGGGGCTATCGCCAATGCGTAAAACTCGCTCGCGTCACCGCCGCGATATTGCCCTGAAATAATCTCAACGGGGTTCTCTCCGGCTTGAAAAACCGGCCATGCCTTATCGCTATCGCTCCCTGCGGCAGGGATTCCCCCAATGGATAAGCGCACTTCGCCGTAGCAGTAATACATCAACGCCGCCCCGCGCTCAGAGCTCTCAGGATTGCATCATATCGCTTTTGAGTAATCAATTCCAAATCTGCTAGCAACCCGGCGGCTTTCTTGATTTGGGACTTCTCACCAACGCTTGCGCGGCGAACCCTGCCCTTCGCTGCTTTGCTTGCCTTAACCATTCAATCACCTCATGCGTCGGTCGATACCAACGCGCGGGTGTTTAAGGCAATCCGAACGAGGCACGGTTCATACTTGCCCGTATCAACTGCTGGGTCATTCGGCGTCACGCTAGCAATCGGAGTCCCGGACCCATTTACGAAATAGACCGGGCTTGAGAAATTCGCGGCGTTGTTGCCCCCCATGCAGAAGGCATGAGTCACGGTGCGATTTTGTAAAGTCTGCCCGATCGACAAGCCCGTCAAGATTGACACTAGCTCATGGCCGGATGTCGCAGCTCCGGATGGCGTCACGGTGAAAACATGGTATTCGCCTGAGCTGCAAGCGACACTAAGAGATATGTCGCGCGAGGCCGCAGCCGTAGCCATCGTCATGCATTGGTCGCCACTTACGAGCTGTTTGGGGTACGGCAGAGCAGCGGGTAGGCCGGCACCCCCATTGAGGCCCGAGACGGGCAGAGCGAGCTTTATTTTCCCGGCTGATTTGATTACCGAATAGCACGTGTCATTTTCTGCGGAAATTCCCGCAGCGACGACAACATGATTTCCCAAAGTTTGGGTGACAAAAGTTCCCGCGGTCTGAGCTGACCCAACGTAATTTGAATCTGTGAAAATTTCTTCTTCCGTATCTTCTAAAATATCTGTTCGAGCTAGAGGGCAGATAGCGCCCCCCCTCATTACGAGCTGACCAAAGGCATCAACATCAGCCATTTTACATTCTCACCCCGGAACCAAGCACAGGTTTTACGAGGTCGCGTGTAATCATGGCCAATGGTTTTCTTAAAAGGCGCCTTCCAACGCGGAACGCAACTGACGTGCTGAACCCAGCTATCGCCATGGGGATTATGTTTGAAGTGAAGTTGCTTGTCATGGTGTCTATCGCTAGAGTGGGTTCGCTCATGAAATCCCCGAGGGATATTTGACCCTGCCCGGTTAGCTCCATGGTTGAAATTCCTAGTCCTACATCAGTCACCGAAGTCATACCGAGATTAGTCGAGCCGGTGACGAAATCCCAAATTCCGCCGCCGGTAATTCCGACGGATAAAATCTGACCGTAGGCGAGAGCTTCCAACCCGTTCAAAATTGAGAAAGTTTTGGTGCGTCGACGCTTCGCCTTCCGCTTCACCATAAACTTTCGATGCGCAGAAACTCGCTAATAAAGATTCAGTCGGATTTTGTGAATTTCCCGGTTTCTGTGCGCAGAGCTTCGGCCGCTGGTTCAATTCCCGCCGGAACGCGATTAACTAGCATATGAGCGATCGCCTGCTGAATAGGATTAGGGGCTTCAAATCCGCCAAGGCCGGATTCAACAAGATTTTGTATGGTTGCAGCCAATTTATGGTCTAAATCTTGTATTGAATCTTCGATAGCCCGACGGATTTCAATTAAACCCCGTAAAACGCCTAAAACACACAATAAATTCAAGATTCCTAATACTAGGCCCCAATCCATACCCCTACGAGGCCCAACCCGGCCCTTAAACTCTTTTTTTGGGCTCTGAGAGAGAGATAGAGAGAGTTAGTGTATCTGTATAGTATAGTATAGAGCGATAATAAGTCAATAACTAGAGCTTAGATGCATAAGTGTTATAACAAACTTCGAAGCAGACCCCAATGTGAGCCGAAGACCCAACCCCTTGAGAGAGTGGAAGCCCAACGATGAAAACCAAGAGCGAGCGCGTCAAGCGTTAAGACTAGCTGAGGAGATAGAACAAACTCTTGCGTGTCTAACGCATGAAGCCTTCGATACGGACCAAGCAGGGCAGTTTTGCTACAACCCCCAAGTCTCCTATCAGGCAATCGCTAGACTTTCCGAGACTCTTGAACATTTGAAGGTGGCCATTGAAGAGGTGAAATACTAATGTCGAACTATTGCCTCGGATGCGGTGAACGGAAAGGGTACGACATCAATTGCAGATGTACGAGGGTGAACGCATGAGTTTAGTTACCCACGAAGACGCAGTTATTCTTCACTTTCACTCAGAGCGCAAAGTGAACCCGGACGACTCGACCGATATTGAATGGATTGAGAAGCGCCCGGTTGTTCTCCTCCTCCATCCCGATGATGACTCTGATCTACTCGAATATATTCTTGATAGGATTGAAGAAATCGAGCACATGACCCGCGCTGATTACGTCACCCATGCGAGGGGAGCTTGATGTATTGGATGGTGTCCGTCTATAGAGCGCCCGACAGCGTCGTTATCCACCGCATCAAGAATAAAGATTTGTTAATTGAGAAGCTCCTAGAGGGATACAATGAGGACCACTCGGGCGTTTTTGACTCTCTACGTGAGGTAAAAGAATTCGTTGAAGAAAGGCTTCCCAATTTTCATATTTACAGAAGCGATATTAGAGACGTGGAAGCATGAATGAAAAAGAAATGATGTCGGCG